CGGCTTATGCATTTACCCAATGGCTTTTGTTCGTAAGAAGGTAAAAACCTTCAAGTGGCCGGTTGAAGTTAAAGAGCCCAGCGAGACTAAGCCTGGAAAATTTGACAGTCATGAGTTTACTGCGATTTTTAATCGCGTCGCTCGTTCTGTCATTACCAGCATGGTGGATGAAGATGAGAATGCACTGCTGGAACTGATTCTTGCCGGATGGGAGGGCATTGAGGAAGAAGATGGCACTCCGATCGTGTTCGACAAGAAAACGCTCAAGGAGTTTGCGGATGATCCGTATTGGATCAAGGCTGTGATCAGCGCTTACACCGCCACCTACAACGAGGCCGAGGCGGGAAACTAAAAGAGGCCGCCATTTATTGGGCTAGTGGCGGCAAGCAAGTAGAAGACAAAACGCATGATGATGCTGCAGCCTTCGGGTTGCAGTTGCCAAAGAAGGAGGAGAAGAAAGAAGAGCACTTTGAGGTGTGGGAGGAAAACTGGGAAGCAGTCACGATGTTCCTGCGTATGCAGACGCAGTGGACGACATCGATGGCTGGTTATGTCGGCTTGAAATACGAGGTACTGCTGGGTTCCGGTGGCTTATTTGACCTATACAATGTGGAAGATCGCCGCGACGTGCTGGAGCGCCTTCAGGTTTTGGAGGCAACGGCCCTATCCGAACTGAGGAAACGCTCTGATGGCAAAGGCAATTGAGACTCTTTCCATCAAGCTTGAGTTCAAGGATGCCGGAACTCAGCAGATAATTAACAAGCTCAACTCGTCTTTCAAGGGGCTTGAGCGGGTTATTTCTGGCAACACTAAGCCTGCAATTCAGAAGCTTAGAAGCGAAATAAACAGTTTTGCTGCTACTGGCAACAAAAGCATTAGCACTATTGAGTCACAAGTAACTGCACTTCGCGCTTTACGTCGAGAAGCGGATATAAATAGCAAGGAGTTTAAGCAATTAACAGCTGATATTTCTAAATATGAGAAACAGCTAGGGAAAGCTCAAGGCCGCAGGCCTGCGCGAGGCGGTCGCGCACTTGCTGCAACACAGATGGCTGGCGCGGCCATCTCTGGCGGCATCTTTGGTGGCCCTGAAGGATTTGGCGGAGCGGTCCTTGGTGGCGCAATTGGCGGCGTGCCTGGAGCATTTGCAGGCGCTGCTATTGGCGCTCAAGTCGGAATGATTAGGCAGTCTCTTGGCGGCGTAGCAGAGACTGTGGCCGAAATCAATTCAATGAAGATTGCGCTGGCAGGCGTCAGCGAAAGCGCTGAAGATTACAGGCAAAGTTTTAATAATGTCATTGAAATCTCCAAACAGTTTTTGTTCCCAGTAGATAGGGCAATTGGAGAATTTACTAGATTAAAAGCTGCTGTCGTTGGAGCTGGATTCGGGACTCAAGAGGCCACTGATGTTTTCAAAGGCTTTGCTGCTGCAATCCTTGCAACTGGCGGCAACTCCGAAAAGTTGAGTGGGGCATTGCTTGCTGCATCTCAGGTGTTCAGCAAAGGTAAGGTTCAAGCTGAAGAATTGAGAGGTCAAATTGGTGAAAGATTGCCGGGTGCTTTTACTACCTTTGCTCAGTCAATTGGAGTATCTTCGCGGGATCTTGACGAGATGCTTCGCAAGGGCGAGGTAAGTACGGAGAACTTCGTCGAGTTCACTCGTACGTTGTTCTCGCGGTACGAGAAGACCGCTGAGACCCTTGGAAGTTCACCTGAAAAAGCAGGTCAAAGACTTCAGCTAGCGCTGAGTCTCGCGACATTGGAGTACGGCGGATTCTTCCAAAAAGTTGGGGCAGGCTTCCAGGATTATCTAACAAATCTCGTCAAGTTTGCCGTCAACAACAAAGAGACATTTAAAAAAGTTGCAGCCAATGTTGTCGTCTTCGCTCAAGACGTAAAAGATGTTGTAAAAGGAATCGTTAATCTGGCCAAAGAAGCATTCGGCGGTCTCTTCAGTTTTCTTGGCAATGCGCTGAAAGTATTTGCTCAGCAAATTGTGATGCCTTTCGTCAACACAATACTTGCTGCAATTAATGAAATCGCAAATAGGGTGAAGCTGGGTCAAGCAGAGAGAAAACTTGGAGGGCCGTTTGGTAGGGCTGGTGAAATCAGGCTAGAGGAACTTGAAAGATACAAGAAAGAAGAAGGTATAACCGCACCCGGCAGGGCCGGCGTTTCTTTGGCTGGTGGCGACGAGATTGAAAGAAGAGCGCAGCAGAGAATTCTTGAAGAAGCTGGGATGGGTCCTAAGTCAAGAGAAAGCCGATTGTCAGCAGCTTTGTCAAACCTTGATAAAGCGTTTGCACAATTTGCCCCCACCAGTTTTGGCACCAGCCTTGGCGATAAGCCGCTTCCTAGTGGTGAAGATCAAGACACCGGAGACGGCTCCGGCACAAAGAGTACCTTAGCCCGTCGCATTGAGCAGGCTCAGGCGCTTGAAAGCAGGATGGAGCGGCAGCTTTTGCTTGCTCAGCAGCAAGGTGAAATTGGGCGACTTCTTGCAAAACAAGCGAACGAAAGATCCCAGCTGCAAGAACGAATCACTGCTCTGACGAAGGACGGCACAAGCGCAGATCTGGAAAAGATAACTGCATCGGCAGAAAACCTTTTATTGAAAAAGCAAGAAGAAGAGCGCGAGGAGGCGATCAAGTCTCTTAGGGATCAGGCAAATATTCAGGTGCGTGAAGCGATAATTGCAGCCTCTGGATTAAGCGAAGAGGAGATGAAGCGCCTTGACATAATGAGAACACTTGCCGCATTTGCAGCCAAGTTCAAAGAGGTTCTTACAGACGAGGAGATGATAAAAGCCTTGGAGCTTTTGCGTGGTGCCCTTCAAAAAGTACAAGACAAAGCGGATGACACCGGAGACAGCTTTGACGATACATTCAAGAAAGGCTTGCAGGACATGATTAATGTTGGCCCCAAGCTTGCAAAAGTCGCATTGAACGCGATAGGCAGTGTTACTGATGGTCTTATCGAAATGGCGGTTACTGGTAAGGCAAACTTCAAGGAAATGGCCGTTTCAATCCTGAAGGATTTGGCCAAGATTATGCTTAGGGCTGCGATGGCAAGGATAGTTGCTGGAGCCTTTGGCATACAACTAGAAAAAGGTGGAGTTATTCAAGGCGGTCAACTCAAGCCTTTCGCGAAAGGTGGTGTCGTTGCAGGCCCTACTATTTTTCCAATGGCTGGCGGCAACGTTGGCTTGATGGGCGAAGCTGGTCCTGAAGCAGTTATGCCGTTGAGGCGTGGTGCTAATGGCAGACTTGGTGTTGAGGTTGCAAATCAAAGCAATGCTATTGATGCGATGAATCGTTATTCACGCAAAGGTGGGTTGGCTCAAATGGATCGTGCAGATTCATCAAATAATGAGTCTGTTGGTTCACCTGAATCAGTTAACAGGCCAATCGACGTTCGCTACACCGTGGAACGAATCAACAACGTTGATTATGTGACGGCTGATCAGTTCCAGGCTGGAATGAGGCAAGCAGCTAATCAGGGTGCTAAACAAGGTGAGCAACAAACACTAAAGCGGTTGCAAATGAGCGGCAGCACTCGTAAGAGGTTAGGAATGTGACTAAGTTTGGTTTCGGACATGCCGTCAGGCTCTATCCCGGAGGCGGCAAGGCTGCTGTCAAGTTGTTTCAAAACTTTTTCATTGGCAGCGTAGTAACGCATAAAAGCACGAAGCAGCGTGAAGCTCAGCTTGATGGCG